AATTGAAGTTGTACAAGGCGTACAAGAATTCTATGTGTTCAATGAAAAAGCAACCACTCAAGGGCAGAATATGGTTTCGTCAGCAGCCGATGCTGGTGTAAAGATTGCAACTGATGCAATTGTGAATATCAATTCTGGTCTTATGGATGCCAAGAGACAACTCGTTCTATCGTACCTTCACAAAGCGATAAAGCCCCTCAACCAGCTCCGAATGGTTGAGGACGCTGTTGTTATCTATCGTTTAAGTCGTGCACCAGAAAGAAGAGTGTTCTATATTGATGTGGGTAATATGCCTAAAGTCAAATCAGAACAATATCTTCGCGACATTATGACCAAGTTTAGAAACAAGGTTGTATATGATTCAGCCACTGGCGAAGTCAAAGACGATCGCAAATTTATGTCAATGATGGAAGACTTTTGGATTCCTCGTCGCGGTGAAGGTAAGTCAACAGAAATTACAACTCTTCCAGCAGGTCAAAACCTTGGTGAGTTGTCTGATGTGAAATACTTTGAGCAAAAACTATACAAGTCATTGAATGTTCCTGCATCTCGCTTAGAGTCACAAACTGGATTTACTCTTGGTCGATCAACAGAAATTACAAGAGATGAATTGAAGTTTAGTAAGTTCATTGATCGTATTCGTGCTCGTTTCAGTACTCTGTTTGATGAGTTAATGGAACGACAATTAGCACTCAAGGGCATCTGCTCTGTTGATGAATGGAAAAAACTTAAAGAGACTATTCACTATGACTTCCTTAAAGACAATAACTTTATGGAACTCAAGGAAGCAGAATTGATGACTGCAAGACTACAACTCATGACACAGATTGATCCATATGTTGGGACATATTTTTCCAAGGCATGGGTCAAGAAGCATGTCTTACATTTTGATGAAGAAGGCATTGAAAGAATGGAGAAAGAGTTGGCAGAGGAACAAGCAATGGAGCCACCAGCTCCAGCAATTGCTCCTGGTGTTGAGTCTGCTTCACAAAATACTACTGCTGCGCCACAAGCACAATCATCAAATGGTATTGACCAAGCATTTAATGCTCAAATTACTAAATAATAATTGGAGATAATTATGGAAACGATCGATTTAGTTAATGCTGCTATTGCTGGTGATCAAGGAGCATTTAAAGCTGCTTTTGATTCTGCAATGGCTGCTCGTGTTACTGATGCATTAGAAGTAAAGAAAGTAGAAATTGCGTCTTCACTATTAACACCAGAAGTAGAAACAAATGAAATTGAAGGAATTGAGACAGAAGTTGACGGAAGCTCCGATGCAGTCGAAGCAGATGTCAGCGCAGCCTCCGCAGAATAAAAATGCTGGCGCTGAATTGCGCCAGAAATTAAATGCTGCCAAATCAACATTGGGAATTAAAGATCTCAATGTTAGCGCAGCTGCATCTGGTCACGAAAAAGTAATGAAGGCTGTTGAAAAAAATCCAAAAGTTCCATTCAATCAAATTTTAAATAAACTATCATCAAACGAAAGAAATAGTTATATTGCTGCAACTTCACAAGTTCCATCTGATGCATTAGGATCAAATGTCCCGATGAATCGTTTTCGCCGTCAGTTGCAAGTATTAAAACCAGCTGCTTCAGCCAAAAAATCATTGATGAATTCATTTGATGTTTTTGACAAAGAACAAATTTGTGAAGCAACGCTCCGCGATGAAGTCAGTCCACCACCAATGCTTGTTCTTAAGAGAACAGGTATTCGCATTTTCCCTGATGGTCGTCGAGTTGCCATGTATGTTAATGACAAAATGGGATTAACATTCACAATTCCATACCGTCCAACAGGCACAAAAACAGATGATGCTACTGTTCCTGGATCAGTATCAGAAGAAATTATGGAAAGTTTAGATCAAGTTGCTGCATTTGCGCAACAAGATAATGTAACATCAAACGCAAAGCATATGAAGTTTGCTGATGGTTCTAAACTTAAAGTCAGTCATGGTGCAGCAAAAGCCATTCATATGGTTCATGGCGCATTGAATGACGAGAACAAAAAGAAATTTGCTGATATGCTCACAACTCCAAAGGGATTTGAGAAAGCTGCTCATTTTGCATTGAGCAAAGTAAAATTCTCTATTGGTGACAAATGAGTTTAGTATCAGAAATTGTAAGAGAAATTATTGCTGAAGCCAATATTCAAAAAATTGGTCGCAAAAAACTTATCCGCGCTCGTATTCGCGGCGGTAAAGTTCAAAGACGAAAAGTTTTTTCTGCAGTAAAAGGCTTTACAATTCGTGGCGGCAAATTAGTTCGTATGAAGCCACAAGAAAGATTGCGCAGAAAAATGGCTGCGCGCAGAGCAAAAGTAAAGCGCAAAGCAAAGATGGCTCGAGCACTTATAAAAAGAAAAAGATCTCTCATGAAGAGAAAAGCATTGGGGATACGTTAATGAAATTAATCACAGAAACAATTGAATCTGTAAAGATGATCACCGAAGAAAATAATGGTGTGAAAACACTCTTCATTCAAGGTCCATTCCTCGTTGCAGAAGCAAAAAACCGTAACGGTCGTATGTATAAGACAGATACTCTTGCAAAAGAAGTAGATCGCTACAACGAAGAATATGTTTCTAAGAATCGCGCATTCGGTGAATTAGGTCATCCTGATTCTCCATCAATCAATCTAGACCGAGTATCACACTTGATCACTTCACTCAAGCAGGAAGGTAATCAGTGGATCGGTAAGGCAAAAATTCTTGAAACACCAATGGGTAAGATCGCCAAGTCCTTAATGGAAGGCGGTGCAACTCTCGGTGTCTCGTCACGTGGCATGGGTTCACTCAAAGAAGTAAACGGTGTCAACGTGGTTCAAGATGACTATTATCTAGCCACAGCGGCTGATATTGTAGCGGATCCATCCGCACCAGGAGCTTTTGTTCAAGGTATTATGGAAGGCAAAGAGTGGGTTTGGGATAATGGCATTGTAAAAGAAATTAATGTCAATGCTTATTATAATCAAATCAAGAATGCAAAACAGAAGCAAATTGACGAGATCTCCTTAAAAATATTCGAGAACTTCTTGTCAAAACTTTAAAATTTATAAATAATATTACTTCTTCAGGAGTTTAAAACAATGAGTAAGACATTATCAGAATCCGCTGCAGAAATTCTAAAAGCATCAATGAATGTTCAAAAAGACGCAGCAGCAAAACTACCAGGCGAGATGGATGATCTCGGTGGTTCAACAAAAGAAAAGCCAGAAGGCGACGATGTTGGTAAGAAAACTGCAGCTGGTGTTGGTGAAGCACCAAAGCCTGGCAAATCAACAGTTGCTGGCGATAATAAAATGGGCTCAGTAAAATCAGCAAATATCGCAAAGCCAGTTGTTGGTAGCGTCCAACCTGGACTTGGTGAAGAGACAGAATCCTCTGAAGAAGAAGAAGTCATTGCTGAGGTCCCTTCCATAGAGTCGGATGATCTACCTGTCTTCGAAGCCAAGAAAGAAGAAGAGGAAGAAGAGGAAGAAGAAGACGAAGAAGATGAGAAGGCAATGAAAGAAGCCTTCAAGAACGACATGAAGAAAAAGCATGCCAAGTCAATGGCAGAAGATGTCGACGCTCTCTTCAATGGCGAATCTCTCTCTGAAGAATTCCGCACAAAAGCCACAACAATCTTCGAAGCAGCAGTTAACTCACGAGTTGATGCTATTCTAGAAGATATGATGACAGAAAATGATGCAGTTCTTGCAGAAGCTGTCGAAGAGCTCAAGAATCAGATGTCAACACAAGTCGATGAATATCTAAACTATGTTGTTGAACAATGGGTTGAGGACAATCAAGTTGCAATCGAAGCAGGTCTTCGTGCAGAACTCGTTGACGACTTCATTGGTGGTCTTAAGAATCTATTCGCAGAACACTATATCGAAATCCCAGACGAGAAGGTTGATGTAGCGCAAGAGCTCGCAAATCGCGTCGCAGAACTCGAAGAATCAACAGTTAAGACAACAGAAGAAGTATCAGAGATTATTGCTTCTCTAACAGAACAACTCAATGCTGCAAAGAAGAACGAAGCAATTCGTAAGATCTGCGAAGGTCTAACTGAAGTGCAGATTGAGAAAATGAAATCGCTCGCAGAGGGCGTGGAGTTCACCACAGAAGGTGAGTTTGATAATAAGCTCGCAACTATTCGCGAGAACTACTTCCCAAGTAAGACCAATGTGAAGAGTGAGGTAAAGGCACTTCAAGAAACAGCTGTTGAAGAGCCAGAAGTAGCAGAAATTCATGGTATGATGAAACATTATGTTAATGCAATCGCAAAAACGGCTCCAAAAGCCTAATTAACTCATCTTTTTTACGGAGAGAATAAAAATGTATCTTAATGAAACATATGTAAAGAAGTGGGCTCCAGTTCTAGATCACGGCGATCTACCAAAAGTTACTGACCCATACAAGCGTGCAGTTACTGCACTCGTTCTTGAAAACCAAGAGCGCGCCCTCATGGAAGAATCACGCTCAATGCAGAACCTCTGGGAAGCAGGTTCAGTTGCAGGCGGTGGTCTACCAAACAACATCGGTGGTGGTTCATCACCTGTTAATGGTAGCGAAGGCGCAATCAAGGGCTTCGACCCAATTCTAATCGGATTGGTCCGTCGTGCACTACCAAACCTAATGGCTTATGACATCTGCGGCGTTCAGCCAATGACTGGTCCAACAGGTTTGATCTTCGCAATGCGTTCAACATACGCATCTGCTACAGCACGTGGCGGCGAAGCTCTTTACCTAGAAGCCAACACTGGTCACTCAGGTAATGCTGCAACAGGCACACAGTCAACATTGGCTGTCAACCCTGGTAATGCTAACGCATCAATCTTCGGTCTTGATAACACTGGTCCTGGCTTCTCAACAGCCTTCGGTGAATCAGCAAACCTAGCACAAATGGGCTTCCAGATCGACCGTGTTGCTGTTACAGCAAACACTCGTGGTCTACAAGCATCCTACACACTAGAGTTGGCACAAGACCTCAAGGCAATTCACGGTCTCGATGCAGAAACAGAATTGACAAATATCTTGTCAACAGAAATTCTCGCAGAAATCAACCGCGAAGTCGTTCGTACTGTTTATGCAACTGCTAACGCAGGTATCACAAACAATGCAACAGGTAATGTCTTCAACCTATCTTCCTCAAGCGACACAAGCGGTCGTTGGCAGGTTGAGAAGTACAAGTCACTCTTGTTCGCAATCGAAAGAGCAGCCAATAAGATTGCCAAGGACACTCGTCGCGGCAAGGGCAACCTAGTAATCGTCTCAACAGATGTTGCTTCAGCCCTCGCAATGACTGGTCTTCTTGACTATAACTCAGCACTAGCAGGTCAAACAAACCTAACAGTTGACGACACAGGCAATACCTTCGCTGGTACATTGTTCGGTCGCATCAAGGTTTATGTTGATCCATATTCTGTTGCTGGTACAGACTATGTTGTAGTAGGTTACAAGGGCACCAACGCTTATGACGCTGGTCTCTTCTACTGCCCATATGTTCCACTCCAGATGGTCCGTGCTATCGATCCACAAACCTACCAGCCAAAGGTTGGCTTCAAGACTCGTTATGGTCTCGTAGCAAATCCATTTGCCACTGGTGCTGGTACTGGTGCTCTAGCACATGACACAAACGTTTACTATCGTAAGTTTGTTGTCCTAAACATCAATCAATAATTGATGTGCTAGTAAGTTATTGCCGACTTTATAATAATAAGGCAAAGAACTGGGGGGGCTTGAAAAAGCCCCCCCTTTTTTTACACCTAAATAATTGTATCGTTTCTAGGAATAGAAAGAATGACTTCACTTACTCGCACACCAACAAATACTGACTTACTACAAAGTACAAAATTCAGAGTGACATTTGATCGGTTGCCTGGAGCAACCTACTATTGTCAGTCAGCAAATCTTCCTGGTGTTTCGCTTACAGAAATTGTAAGATCAACACCATTTATTGATTTGTTTGTTCCTGGCGAAAAAATGATATATGATACTTTTAATATCACATTTCTAGTTGATGAAGATCTTCGTGCTTGGACAGAACTGCACGATTGGATTCGCGGAATTACTTTTCCTACAGACTTTAAAGAGTATGTAGATCTTGCTCGTCAAGCAAAGGCACCATATATCCGTGGTCGTGATAAAAACAAACCACAATATTCAAGTGCTATTATGACAATGTTCACAAACAAAAACAATCCAAACTTCCGTGTTAAGTTTGTTGATTTGTTTCCAGTTTCAGTGTCGACAATCTTATTTAATTCTATGGACAGCGCAGAGAATATTGCGGTCGCCGACGCGACATTTCGCTTTGCCTATTACGAATACGAAAGAATCTAATAGTTATTCTTGAGAGTTCGTTCAAACTAGACATACTCATTATACTGGTGCAATTATTGTAAGACAACTATTGCACTGACTTGTCTTTTGAGTTGCGCTGATGTATAATTCCATGTATGAAACTAGAAACGCCTCCGCTTGAAGAATTAATGTTGCAATGGGAAAAGGATTCCGAAGTTGATACTACGGAACCTGGCAAAGAGATCCTACGCATTCCATTGATTCACAACAAATATAACAAATA